TCGAATCCCACCCTCTCCGCCATTACACCAATAAAATCAATGCGTTATAAGCGCATCTCTGAAATACCCACCACTGTACCCACCGCCCAAGATCAATGACAGGGGTGCGGGCCGTTATGTACAAAAATCCGCCGAGGCGCGGGCAGGCATGCGGTGCATGCCACTGTATTGGCACACGCCGTGTTGCTCCGAGCGGGGATTTTTTCTCAACCGTTCTACCTCCAGCCCGCGACACGTCATGGCAAAGATCGGAATTCCGGTGTTTGCGTCATCGCGTCCCACGCTTCTGCGGGAGAGACCGGCATGAGCTTGTTGCGGCGCTTGGCGGAGACCTCGATGAACATGGCGCGCGCCTCGTCATCAGCCAGCCCCAGCCGTGAGAAAAGCGCAGCCACCCGCGCAACGATGGCGGGCGGGATCACCGCCATATCGGGGTCGAACGGCGGGAATTCGCTCAGCAGGTCAGGATGGTATCCGCCCCGGTTGTCGGCCCCGTTGGCGTCTAGGTACAGCACATACAGCAGCATCTCCAGCTCGAGACGCGGCGATCCTTCGCGCTTGAGATGGTCGGCCATATCGAGCCGGGTGTTCGTGTACAGCCCCCAGTCGTTGTTGCGCGCGTGGTCGAGCGCTTCCGTGTTAAGGCGCTGCCACTCGCGGTCTGCGTCGCTGAGTTCTCTCATCGCCCCTTCAAGGTGTCGTTAAGGCCCTATGCGTGAAGAACCCCACGGGGATTCCTGCCTTTCGACCGGAACCTCTACGCCCGAAGCGTGCCGTGGGGTTTGCCTATGATAGCCGGAAAAAACACCCCTTCGACCCTTAGCGAAACCTTAGCCATCAGCTTGACCCTACCCAAAACCTCACCCCTCTCGCGCTTTCATGCGCTCGGCAATGGCTTCCTGAACTGAAGTTTTCTGAAGTAGTTGAGGGCCGGCCTGCAGTTTTACCCCCCGTGATTGTTCCTCGGTCGTGACGGCACAGTGGCGGCATCGTTCATCCCAGAAAAGGAAGAGTCATGCCCCGCCATTTCAAGCCCGACCCCTACAACGGATTCAAGGATGACCGCGAGCGGTGCCGGGCGCTCAATGTCCGTGCCTGCTGCATGGCTCTGGCCGTGGCTTCTTTCAATCCCAACATGCAAGAGATAGTCCGGTTGATACTCGGTCTATTCCGCTGAATCGGTGAGCTAATATCTCGGCTGATCTATGACACAGGAGACCGACATGCCAGAGTCAATGAGCCTCGAAGAGCGAGTGCTCTATATGGAATTTCTGCTGAACGCGATCATTTGGGGATCCTATCTCGAGGACCGCGAGCACCGCGAGAAAATAGCGTCTCACATGTATTCGTTCCTCGAAGCATCTGAGCGCCACTAGACCTATCCACCTATTGTCCAGAATGCTCTTCTGCGTTTCGCGGATGCCCTGGCTGAGATCGACAACGTTCCCACCGCTTTGAAACCGTCGCTGAGGCCGCTGATTGGTTCCGCAGACCCCACCGACTAGAACGCAAAAAAATCCCGGCACGCGGCCGGGACAGGAGGGGGGAGCTTCATGGGTTAACCGCCCCCCAGGAGAACGCAGCTTGGTATTCAATACATGCTGTCGATCTCAGCCAGCATGGTGATGAACTCGGCAGGCGCCATGCCAAGGTCGGGGTCATGGGGTATCCCATCCAGCAGCATGCGGTCTTCCTCGCTGATCTCGTCGACCATGATCCGGCCCGCTAGGGCCAGAACCTTGTCCGTGTGCCGGCGGTACTCGGACAGACCGACAAGCCCGGGGGCGCCGGATCGCGGTTGATCATCGGGCAGAGCCTCGCGCAGGAGGGATAGCAGTCGACTCATCGCAACCTGCTGGCGGTCATCACCAGGGCGCCGTGCCAGCACCGCAGCTTCCAGCTTCGCCAAGCGCTGTTCAATCGTTGCCATCGATCTTCCCTTCCATAGCCCTTTCCAGAGCAGCGAGCCGCTTCCCATGCTCGCAGGCCTCGATCATCTTCCGCATCTCGCCCAGAACCATCACATAGCGATACCCTTCCTGCGATTCGACCAGCCTGCCCCGCATTTCCCGGTAGACCCGCTGCATCTCCCGACGAATCCCGTCCAAATCGTTCAGATTCATGCGGGGTGGGGGTATGACCGTGAGCCCAGGCTGCTTGCCGCTTCCCGCCCGGTCGTTTGTGAAATCAGGCCGTTTTGCCATGCCTCAACCTCCCTCCCCGCGCAAATTGATCAGCTGAATCTCGCGGATCAGGATCTCCAGCAGCATGCCGGTGCCGAACTGCGTGACCCAGTCATTGAACGCCTTCAACTGCTCTTCCGGGCTTGCACCATCTGGTATCTCGCTCGGCTTGGCGTGCCGCAGATAGATCGGCTTGATGCGCTCCAGGGCGACATCGGCGACGTCGGGATCCACGCCGACAGCGCCCAGCTCGCGGCGCAGCAGCGCTTCGAACACCCGCCACTGGCGCTGCATGGAGTCCGGCAGCTGGATTACCTTGTCGTCGGCGCTCATCTGTAGCCGTTCCTGTGTGCGTTCTTGAGAGCGGCCACCAAGGCATCCTGGTTATCCATCAACGCCCGGCGTGCATCCACGCTGTCCCAGGCGCTGATGTTCTGGTGGACGTGTACCTCGATCGGCCTGGCATCGCCTCCCCCTTCATCAGCCATCCGTCGAATCACGTCGGCATGTTTCGCGGGAAGAACCATTTCCTGGGCATGCAGTTGCGTGATGGGATTCACGCCGGCCGGGATGTCGTAGCCGCCTGCCGCCGATGCAAACGCCATGACACCGCCAAAGGCCACTGCCGCAGCGGCCGGCGCGAGAAACGGCCCCACGTACGGGATGCCAACAATGGCCTTGTATGCACCAGCTGCTGCCGCCTTCGCATCGGCAACGATCTCTTTGGCGCGAATCGACTTGCCTTGCGCCGCTTGCATGAGCATGGTGGCGATGTTCTTTGCCGCCATCTGCGCGAACATCTGCGCGATTGATGAGGTGACGCCCTGCCACATTGCCTTGAGGCCCTGCCCAATGGTCATCTGCCCCATCATCATCCGCTGCAGGCTACTGGCGATACTGTTCTGGACGGCGTTTGTCGCCTGCAAGGCGTACTGGTTTCGCTCAAGCTCAGACCCGTTCTTGATCTCCGTCATGACGGCCTGGTGTTGCCGTTCTGCCGCCTCGATCTCGGCCTTGAGCTGGGCGTAGGCCACCGGGTCTTCCGAAGGATCGATCATGGCCAGGCGCTCGTTCATGGCCTGCAGGATGATCTCGTTCCGCCGTTGCTCGAACCCGATTTGCTGTTGCAGCAGTTCCTCATGGGTCATGCCGCCCATCTCGACTGCGTGGTGGGCGGCTGCCTCGTCGGCGTCGACCACTGCCAGCCGGGCGTCGACCGCATTGCGCATCCAGATCAGGTCGACCTGAATCTTCTGCTCCGTCACACGCTTGTAGGCGTCCGCGGCGGCCTTGGCAGCGCGCTCGGCATCTGCTGCCATTTCACCGTTCATGCGGTTGATGGCTTCCTGCTGCTCGCGGATCATCTCAGCCACGCCTTTATCGCCGGTGATGTATGAGCCGCTGCCCAGCGCATCGATCGGGCCGTCCGCCTTCTTGTTGCCGCCCTTGTTGCCCGATGCGTCCGGCGGTGCCTGAAAGTCATTGCCGCCCTCAGCCGGCGCATCCGAGGCAGTGAACTTCTGGCGGAACTTCCCGAGGAAGGAGTCGCCGGTACCGTTCCACAGATCTTTGAGTTTCTGCGTCTCGCGCACCGCGTCGGCGGTGCGTTCCTTGAACACGTTCATGGCGCCGGAGAAGTCCCCGCGAAGCGCCAGCGCTGCAGCTGCTGCTGCCGCCCCGATGTCGGACCCGACCGAGACAAAGGCCTGTTTCACCATCCGCGCCAGGTCGACCACACCCAGGAGCGTTTCCATCGCCACCCGGGCGACTTTCACCAGCGCGGGGCCGATGTCCACGAGCGACGATTTGAATGCCGTCATCACAGGAATGAGCGCCTGCCCGATGGTGATCTGCAATGCCTTCCCGGTCAGATTCGCATCGTCGCTGGCCTGGTCATAGTCCTTCCATGCCTGAACGTTGTCCTGGCCAACAACCATGCCGAGGTCGCGCATCTTCCTCTCGGTTTCCTCGGCAGCCTCACGGCTGGCCAGCAGGAGTTTCGAGCTGCCATTGACCGAGCGCCCGAAAACTTCCTGCGCTGCCGCGTTACGGTCAGTGCCTTCCTTGTAGGAGTTCACCACCGCGATCGCGTCGAGCATGAGGTCGTTCATGGGGCGAAGCTTGCCGTTGGCATCGCGCGTGGCGAGGCCCATGGCGTTGAGGCTGTCTTCGTTCTCGCGGAGCTTCATCGTCAGCCCGCGGCTGGCTGCTGACAGCTCGCCTTGAGTCGCCCCGATGTCATCCAGCACCGAGATCCACACGCTGGCATCCGTTGCCGATACGCCCATGGCACGGCCCAAGTCCATCGCGGCCTCAGTGTATTTGACGGTTTCATCGGCAGCGTTTTTGATGGCGACGAAAGAGAACGCCGCCGCTGCAACTGCCGCCACGCTGGCGAAGGCAGATCGAACAGTGGTCGACACCCCGGACATGCTGTCGCCAGCCGTCTTGAGGCTGCCGTCCATCCGCTGCGCGCCGTCCTCGACGGACTTGGCGGCCTGGTCCATGCCGCGTTCCAGCTCGCCGACCTTCGCTGTTACCCGAACTTCGATGTCGCTTCCATTGTTCATAGCAATCTCCAGGTGGATGAACTCTCTTTCACGGCATGCGCGAATTCCTCGCGGATGCGCGGCTCCATTTCCTTCAATGCGCTGCGAAGAAACGAGCGGGGCGGCAGGTCACCGGTGATCAGCGATGGCTTGCTGGCCGTGAGCTCTGCCTTGAACCCATCCCGTTTCCTCTTCAGATCGGCCTTGATCGTCTGTCCTAACTCATGGAACTTCGCGTACTCGACGTTGGTGCCGACAATGCCCCGGACCTCGCGCCCGCTGTCGGTGATGCGCTGGGTGATGGAGCGGCGCAGGCGACCGGTGCGGACGTTCAGCGCCTGGTCTTTGCCAGGGCCGGAAAGCTTCTCCAGCTTCACCTTCGTCATCAGCTCGAGCACGAGGCTACTGAGCGATTTGCGGACCGACCCGTGCATCCGCTTCCCTGAGTCCCTGAGATTTTTGGCGGTCTTCTTGGCGCCTTTGGCAGAGCCCCTAAACATCGCCGCCCCCTGTCGCGGCTTCGATCGCCTTCCGCTTGAGCCCGGAAATATCCATCGCGCACGTCATGGCTTCCTGCATGTTTTCCAGGTCGACCAGGTTGGCGACTTCCTCGCGCGTCATGTCCGGATAGTTGCGCCCCAGCGCGGCGTGCAAAGTATCGATGACGGTGCTGATGTTTTCCGGGTCGAACATGTCGTCGCTCATCCCGGCGAGACGCTCCTGCAGCCGCTCCATCGCGCCCAGCGATAGCGGCGGGATGACCAGCGTGCAGTCGCTGAACTCGAACGGGATGCCTTTCACTTTGAGGAGGCCCGGTTTCTTCACTTTGGTGGATTCGGGTTTCGTCTGCATCAGGACTCTCCCGTGCGGCTTCCATTACGGGCGGTTTGCGACACCAGATCGATGTTGACGGCCGCTGGTACGTTCGCATTGGTCAAAGAGCCTGCAGCAGCAAACCACCCGTTTTGCATCATGTAGTCCAGCCATCCACCATTCACACCAACCGGGAAATCGGCTTCGAAGTAGCGATTCATGAAGATTGGTGCACCACCCGTCAATGGGGCGTGGCATGCGCCTTTTTCGTGGACGTCGCTGGAATGACGAATCTCACACCGGACCGTGGGCTGCGGTCCGGTGAAGCCGTTCGGAAGGGATTCGGTGACTGGGCTCATTCCCGCAGGCATCGTGAAAGAGCCCGTAGACGGGTCGATCTGGTCTCTGAATTTCAGGCCGTCGATGTGGTTGGTTACGCCTAGGGAACCGGGGGTCACACATCCAACAATTTCGCCGATAACCACGCCCATGTTGTTCGTAGGCGGGCCGACGACAAAGGCACGCGCGGGTATGCGGCCGGTCATGATGCGGTTGAGGAGTTTGGGGGTTGCGCGGTAGAGGCTCATTTCGTTCTCCTTTCAGTTCAGACTCGGGCCGCCGCGGCCAGATCGGCCTGCAGCGCTTGTTTATGGGCCGTCCTGGCCTCGTGGCTCTGGTGAGGCTGAGCCTTGCAATACACGGCTTTCTGTTCCTCTTCCTTCCAGCCAATAAGGACGCCGGCCCGATTCCGCCTCTCTTCGAGAAGTTCTCTGGTTGCGATGGCTTTGTCCTGAGCGGCGACCCACTCTTCACCCAGGCGGTTGGCTTTCTCGACTTCTTCACACAGCTGCTCGCGCAGCATCTCGTTTTGCTCGGCATGCAATGCCGCCAGCGCCTCTTGATGCTTGGTGGCGGCCTCCCGCGCCAAGACATAGAACTTCTCGACCAGCAGCTCGCTCACGCGGATCTTGTGCTTGAGGTCGGGCGCCGCATCCGTCAGGGCCTTGCGGGCTGCGTCGAGTGCGGCTTGCGTGGCCTGCAAATCGCTCGTCTCACCGAGCTGCTGCGCGGCGTCGGCGTTGGCGTGCGCCTGTTCGGCAGAGGCAACGTTCGATTCCAGCGCCGCCAGCGCTTCCTTGAGTCGATCGCGCTCACGTTCGGCCTCCTGGCTTTTTGCGGAAGTCTCTTTCGCTTCCAATGCGGCCTGCCGGTAGTCGGCGATGGCTTGCTCCATGGGTGTCATGCGTTTCTCCTTTGGGTGGTGGGTTGGATTTCCGGCATCGCAGCTGCCGAAAGGCTGTCGTGTGCCCTGGCGTGGCGCCGCAGCGCCCACAGCAGGTTCAACAAGTCGAGGGGATGGGTGATTTCCAAGGCCTTCGCCGCCTCAAGGGCGGCAGCCTCGGGACTCATGCCGGGGCGCCAGTAGCACCAGGGCGGCACGTCTTCGATGCGGCCGGGGAAGATGGCGTGGCCGTGCTTACTCATCGCCAAAACCTCGCGAGGTGCGTTTGATGGGAGCCGGGCGCGGCAGCTGCCCGCGGTAGTCGCTGAATCGCAGGCGCGGGGCGTCGTACTGGAGGGTGATGTCGCCGAGTGCGCCGTTTCGGTTCTTGCGCACGACCAGGCTGATAAGGTCCTGCCACTCAGCGCCATCGTTCCGATGCAGCATCATGATCACGTCGGCATCGGCCTCGATGTCGCCTGACTCGCGCAGATCGGACATTTGCGGGCGCTTGTCGACGCGGGACTCGACCGCCCGATTGATTTGGGCCAGCGCGATCACAGGCACGCGCAATTCCTTGGCCAGCCCCTTGAGGCCGCGCGAGATCCCGCCGACTTCCTGCGTCCGGTTTTCGCCCGGGCCTTTCATGAGCTGCAGGTAATCCACGACGATCAGCCCGAGGCCATGCTGACGTTTGATCTTTCGCGCCTTGGCGCGCGCGTAGGCAACCGAGATTCCCGGCCGGTCATCGATGAAGAGCGGCACGTCGGCGGTGTCACCACAGACGGCAGACAACCGCTGCCACCCGTCAGGCGAGGCGGTGCCGCTGCGCATGTCGGACATTGAGACCCCCGAGCGGCTGGCCATCAGCCGCATGGCCAGTTCCTGCCCGGTCATCTCCAGGGTGAAGAAAAGCGCTGGCGCGCCCGTGCTGGCGACGTGATCGGCGATGTTGAGGGCGAGCGCGGTTTTGCCTACCGAGGGACGGGCGGCCAGAATCAGCAGCTGCCCCGGCTCCAGCCCCCCGGTGATCCAATCGATGTTCTCGAACCCGGTCGGCTGGCCGGCGAGTTTCCCGCCACGCTCCCGGCGGCTATCGATCTCGCGCAGCGCGCCCCGGATTGCGTCATGAACCCGCACCGGTTCGCCGCCCTGGCGATCGAGTAACTGCATCATCGCCATTTCGGCATCTGAGGCGATTTTCTCGGCGTCCTTGGGGCCAGGGGCTAGGCAAGCCTCTTGCAAACGACTGGCGACCGCGTTTAAGCCGCGCAGGACTGACTTCTCGCGAACGATGTCGGCATAACGCCGGATGTTGGCAGCGCTGGGGGTGTTGCTCGCCAGGGCGACGATGTACGGAAGACCGCCGACGCTATCCAGCTCGCCCAGCGATTGCAGCGCCTCGGCGACCATCACCGCATCGATCGGCTTGCCGGATTCGCCGAGAGTCTTCGCGGCGGTGAAAATCCGGCGGTGGTCATCACGGTAGAAGTCTTCGACGCCGATGACGCCCTCGATACGATCCAGGGCATCGGCGCCGGCAATCAGCAGGCCGCCAAGGACAGCATGCTCGGCTTCGATTGAGTGCGGGGGCAGGTATGCCGATGCCGGAATTCCGATGTCGGGTAGGTCGCGGGCGTTCATGCCTCACCTCCATCGTGGTAGCGGCCTTCGCGCACCTTGGCGAAGTTCTCGGGCTTCAGCAGCCAATCAAGCGAAGCAGTGAAGGGCTTCCGGCCGGGAGTTGCCGACTTGCCCGTCAGGAAGTCCGATTCAGCGACGTAGCCGAACAGCCGGCGCCACCAATCCACGTTCTGCCGCTTCGGTTCTTCGCGCCATCTGGCCTGCAGGTGCGCAGCGCGGGCCTTCGTCCAGTCCCTGATTTGGGGAGAGGCCGGCAAGGCTTCGTGGTATGCATCGACGATTTCTTGGTGCGGGCAGGGTGGGATTTTCTTCTTGTCTTGGGTGGTGCCGACAAGCAACTCGACAGAGTTGCTCTTACTGACGGTTCTTGGTGGTTCTATGACGGTTTGGGTGTCATGGGCGACACCCGTCTCGCGTCTTCCATGACACCCGTCTACGTCTTCCGCGACACCCGTGTCATGGGCGACACCCGTCAGGCTGGAAAGATTGATCCGATATTGCCGAGTTGCACCAGGCTTGCCGCCGAACTCATTCCCAATCACGGAAACGAACCCCGCCTCGATCAGCTGGTGCACGACGCGCTGCGCCTGCCGTGGCTTGAGGCGGACTTTTTTCGATATGGAAGCCATGGACGGATAGCACCGGCCGTTGTCGTCAGACCAGTCAGCAAGCGCGAGCAGGGCGAGCAATTCGGAGCCCCCGCCGGGGTAGCTTTCCCAGACCTTGGACATGACGCGGATGCTCATGCAGCAGCCTCCCCGTCCAGGAGCGCGAGAAGCTCCCGCCCGCACTCGCGCTTCGCTTCCGCGATTTCCTCAGGTGAGGATGAGGGGCGCTTGATGACCACAGATAGCAGCGTCGCCTGCAAGAGATGCGGGTTTTCCAGCTTGTCGCCGTGGTTGCGCCGTGCGAATTCGTAGGCGTCCTTGAGTGGGGTCGCGGCGCGCATGTCAGGCCGCCTTCTTTGCAAGCGCGCCGCGAATCTCGCCCACTTTCCAGCGGAGCGTGTTCGCCCCAAGCTGGTAGGCTTGAGGCAGCTGGCCGCTGTCAGTCCAGCGCTGAATGGTCTTGCGAGAAACTCCGAAATACGCCACCAGGTCGGCGGCCGTGACAAACGCGCTATCCTGCAGCGCGTCGAAATCGATGGGGGTGTCGTTGATCTTCGTCGCCATGTCTCCTCCTTAGGGAATACCGCCCAGACAGGGCGGAACATGGCAAGACATTTACGTCAGAAAAAACCGGACGTGTGCAACTTTCTGAAATTTGGATGCCAGCGAACACGGGCGGACAAATTCGCAGCGCGCAGAAAATAAACTTCCCGAAAAAAAAGCGCCCGCGAGGGGCGCTTGTAGGCCGGCCGAATGACTCAGGCTCTACTGAATCCCGGCGAGCGCGCTCACTTCGTCGCTCGCCTTGGGGTGCGAAATGAAGGCCTGAAGCATCTGTCGGGCAGCATCCAGATCATGCTCCTGGTGCTCGCTCACGCGCCCATCCGCAGGCCGGCGAAATTCGAAAACCGGAATGCCGCCACTCTTCGCGAACACCATGCCGGCGTCGGCCTTGTCGACAAGGGACAAAAGCCGGTCGTGTCGATCGCTCACCTCGGGGTCGAAGCGCGCGAACTTCGGCAGCTCGATCTTCTGTCCGGCTGCCCAGAAGCGGGTTTCCTGGGTGACGCTGTGATAGCGGCCCAGCAGCGCCTGCTGCTCCTGGATGATCGCCCACAGGTCATCAACGCTGGGGGCCTTGGGTGCGGTTGGCTTCTTGCTGGTCATTGCTCGTTTCCTCTCATAACGGTTTGGGACATAGGTGCCGGCGGCTTCCGAAAGGGGACCACATTGACATCGCACCGAATCAGATCGACCGCCTTCAACGCGCCCCGCACACATGCCGGCGTGTACTTGTCCCGTAGCTTCTGATCCATGACGAAGCGCTCCGTCTGGAGGAGGTGCTTCATTTCGTCGATCAACCCAACGAACCGACTGGCCGCGTCATCGGTCAGCCGGTAGCCGCCTCGGTACCCATCAACCATCATGCTCTCCAGCCCCAAGAGAATGGCGTCAGCATTTTCAAGCACCTCCCCTCGGTATGCATCGACCGACACAGCCCATGAATTCACAAAGGCACGGGCGCGCTTGATTCTGTTTTCGCGAGCACGCTGCGCTTCGAGAAATATCGTTTCTTCCTCGCTCCAGTCCCTCCACACGCTGAATGTCGTCTTGGAACTGCGACGTATGAGGATCTCGCGCCCATGCGGGTCGGTCGTGTTGCAGAGGGTCTTCTTCTCGCCGGGATCACCGGGGAACGGTCCTTCGCGTGTGATGCCGTGGTGCACCAGGGCATCCCGGGTCCCTCGGGCATAGTGGTGGTGCGAATGTTTCTCGGTCGTGAGGCTGAGTGAACGGCTAGAATGACGTGCAGCCATGATGCAATCTCCCAAACAGGTTGCTTTGTGGTCAGGGCCGGGGAGGGGTTGCAGCCCCTTCGCGGCCCGCTTTCACCTGAGGCCGTCAGGCGGCGGTAATACCCTTCTCGATTACGTCTGAAACCCAAGCATTCAGGCTCTTGCCATGCGACTCTGCCACCATGGCGGCGCGCGCATGAAGCTCCGGGGCAAGCCTCAGTCGGAACTGCCCCGAGTATGGACGGCTCGGCTCTCTGCCCACCTTCCGGCAGGTATCCAGATAGTCCTCGACGGCCTCCTCGAAAGCGGCCTTCAACTCGGCAACGCTCTCGCCGTGGAAGCCGATCACATCCTGTATGCCGGCAATGTGGCCGATGAAGCAGCCGTCCTCTTCGCTGTATTCGACCCGGGCAGCGAACCCTTCATGTGTCATCGTGCTCATGGCTTTACTCCAAGATTTTCCAGGAACTGCCTTGCATCGCGCACCTGGTAGGGCTTCGCCTCCTTGGCTGGGTGCGGCCGGTGAAAGGTAGCGATATGGCCCGCCTTCTCAAAGCGAACGCGGGATCCGTTGCCCTCGATCACCTGGCAGCCGACAGCCACCAGCAATGCCTCGATGCGACGCCACTCAAGTGACTTGGAAACCGGGTCGGTAAAGACGGCGACCAGTGTTTTGTGGTGGCTGGCATTCATGGGTGAATGGTATCAAATAATGGAACCATGTCAAGCGGCTTTCTTGCTCCGGATCGGCCGCACGTTGTCTGCCTTCTTCGGCTCGCACCATGCGGCCCAGTCAGCCATCATCTGGCGCCGCTTCTCGAACAGGTCGCCGCGCCGGTACGCTGCTTCAACCTTGTTCCCGACAGTGTGCGCGAGCGCCATCTCGGACATTTCGTTCGGGTAGTGAGTGGCCTCCGACGCCCAGTCCTTGAACGACGAGCGGAACCCGTGCGGGGTGGCGATTTCATCCAGTTTCGGGTCCATGTAGCCCTTGCGGCCGGCGTCCAGTTCTGCCGCGTGCATGCGCTTGATCACCGCTAGAAGGGCAGCGTTCGATAGCTCCCCACCGGTCGGCGATGGGAATAGCAGCTTCTCCCCTGGGTATCGCGGCAGCGCTTCGAGTAGCTGCATGAGGTAATCGGTCAGTGGTACGGTGTGCTCCTTCTTGCCCTTCATGCCTGTGGCGCGGATCGTCCATTTCCGCTCCACCAGGTCGAACTGATCCCACGTCGCTTCGCGCACCGGCTTTGACCTCGATGCGGTCAGGATGGCGAATTCAAGCGCGCGTGCGGCGATACCCTGGACCTTGCGCAGCTCGCCTATGAAGGCGGGCATCTCCTTGTAAGGCAGGGAAGGGTGGGGTTTGACGGTTCGCACGTCGGTGGGCTTCGGCAGCAGTTCCTGCAGGTGTCCGGTCCAGGACGCCGGGTTGTCGCCCTTCCGATAGCCCTTGACCCGAGCGTAGGCGAGCACGCGCTCGATCCGGTTGCGCACGCGCGTGGCCGTCTCGGTCTTCGTGCGCCAGATCGGGCGCACCACCTGCAGCACCATGTCCGTGTCCACATCGCTGATGGGCACGTCGCCCATGACGGGGTAGGCGTAGGTCTCCAGGGTGTTTTGCCACTGGCTGGCGTGCTTGTCGTTCTTCCAGCCCGCGCGCTTCTCCTCGATGTATTCCAGCGCCACCTTCTTGAAGGTCACGGCACCGGCGGCGACCTCGGCCGCGCGGACGACGGCCGCAGCGAGCTGCTGCTTGCGATGCTCCACCGGGTCGATCTTGTCCAGCAGCAACCGGCGCGCCTCGCTGGCCCGGCGGCGGGCGTCCTTCGCGTTCACCAGGTCAGCCGACCCGAGGCCCATCTCGCGCCGCCGGCCGTGCAACTGGTAGCGATAAATCCAGGATTTGGCCCCGGATTTCGAAACCTGCAGATAGAGCCCGTCACTGTCAAGCCAGTAGCCCGGCTTGGCGTACTTGATCTTCATTTCGGTCAGCATATTGACACCTCCGCCAAACTGTATGTACCCACCAGGCTACCCACCACAATAGCACTGGATTATAACGGACAATTGCGGACGGCAAAGGACAACAATAATGACATTCTCTAGGCAGTAAGCGGCATATGGCGAATTAGCGCAGGACGTGAGCGAACTTGAACGGACTTCAACGGACATCTAGTAAGGCGGACACCCTCTCCGCCATCCCTATTCAAGACCCGCATAAACGCTGGGATTCAAGCACTGTAAGGCCTTCCGAAGAGTCACCGTGGGAACAAGGCTGGGAACATCCCGGCTAAACTATCGGTATGACAGACAAGGAAATGGCCTATCCACCCGGCTTATCGTTACACGGGAATAGCTGGCGAATCACCAAGCGAATCCCTACCGAATTGCTTCCCCACTACAACGGGAAAAAACACCTCCGACTTAACACCGGCAAGTCAGACAAGCGCGAGGCCGCTTCTGTCGCTTGGCAGTGGCACGCCGAACAGGAGGCGGAGTTCGGCCGCCTGCGCAAGACGGGCCGCCGTGAGAAAACTAGCATTGCCCCGGCTGACATTCAGTGGCTTGTGGGGTCCATGCTCGCGTCCACGCTGGGGGCGCATGAAGAGGGGCTGTTAGAGGGCGGCACCGAGGAGGCGCGCACCGCGTCCGATGCTTTGGCGTTCTTGCGGGAGTCCGTGAAGGTCGCGATGGGTGCAGGCGATTTCTCGGGAGTCGGAGCAATTGCCGACGACTGGCTTTGGGGGCACGGGTACGACTTGCCTGAAAATTCCGAAGACCGCCGCCGCGTCCTGGTCGAGTTCGCCAAGGGCGTGAGCCGAGCTTTCCAGGCGCTTGAGGCCCGCCAGGAAGGGCGCTGGGTGGATACGCCTCCTGCACCGTCGATGCCGTCCGCAGGGGTCCCCGAGGGGGTCTTGATGCTGTCCGCCGTTGTGTCCGCCTTTCTCGACAAGCAGGACAAAAGCCTGTCGATGTTCAGCAAGTATTCGGCGTGCCTCGCGCTCTTCCTGGAGGTGGTGGGCGACGTGCCCGTGCAGGCGCTACGGCAGACGGCCATTGACGACTTCTTTGCTCTGCTCTGCAAGCTGCCGCCCCGGTGGTCGGATGCGAAACGCAAGCGGCGCTGTAGCGTGGCGGAGTTGGCCGCGATGGAGTGGCCTAAGACTCTGGCCCCGAAGACGTTCGAGGACACATACATGGCTGCACTGCGTCCCTTCCTGAAGGACGCTCGGCGGCTCTACGGCGACCAAGGCTTCCCGCTGTCGCTCACGACTGACGGCATCAAGTACACAGGTACTCGGAAGGATGGAGAGGACAAACAACGCGCTCTCCGCCCCGACGAATTGCACAGGCTGTATCACGGGCCGGAGTGTGTTGCCTTTGCCGCCGACCCTGCGCAGGCTCATCGTTACTGGCTGCCACTGGTCGGGCTCTACACAGGCGCGCGCGTGAACGAGGTTTGCCAAGTGAACCCGCAATGCGACATCCGCGAAGAGGAGGGCGTCTGGTTCTTCAACATCACAGAAGAGACCGAGGCCGCTGAGGGGGTGGCGAAGAGCGTGAAGAACAAAACGAGCTTCCGCCCTGTCCCGATTCACTCCCAACTTGTCGAGCTGGGTTTCCTCGGGTATCTGGAGAGGGTGAAGGCTTCGGGGGCGCGGCTGTTGTTTCCTGAGTGGGGACCGAGCGGAGGGCGGGCGAGTGCGAACGCCGAGCGCTGGTTCCGGCGACACTTGGAAAAGCTGGGGCTGCGGGATGAGACGCCGGGCGCGCGCATTGTCGGCTTCCACTGCTACCGCCACACTTTCCTGACCCGCGCGGATGAGTTGGATGTTCACGGGGCGGAGAGTCTGACGGGGCACACTGACGCGAGTGTGTCTGCTGTCGTTCGCGGGTACCGGGGGAGGGCATCGCTGGTGAAGCAGCGGGCGCTTATGGAGCGTGTCGTCTTCAACATTGACCCGCCGAAGCCCGTGCAGTGAGCGTGCGGAAGCGGATTGATTCCGCCTCTGGATAGGACAGCCCGTTTATATATATCACACCTGCGGGGCGTGCCCACAAATCCCCCGTGAGGGTAGCTAGCGCGGCCTCTGGTGAAGGGGCTACCGTGCGGTCTCCTTCAACAGCCACAGGGCTACCATCATGCTGACACTCGACTTCTACAACCCCACGCGCCGCCCCGCCTTCGCCGTCCTTCGCGGTCTCCTCGGGTGTCTTCTTTCGCCGCGCTACCGTAACGGCTTCGCCCTGACGCGTGACCCTATAGAGACCCGCGCTGTCCGCACTCGGGGCGCTGCCGTGGTTGCGGGGGAACTGCACGAAGACGGAAGCGGCGTGGAGGTTGCCGCGTTCGGCTGGTGGCTGCTGGTCGGTGTGGAGGCCAAGCGGCCTGCCGTGGTGCTGTCCCGCCCCTGACGAAAAACACAGGGCAAGGCCCCGCGTTCGCCGTGTTGAATTGGCTAGTGCGTGGCTGTCCTGTGGAGGGCGGCGCTGGTCTTGTTTCGTGCTTTGCTACGCTAATCGTTATCGGGCGCGGGCTTCGGGTGTGAGCTGTTCGCTGTAGGGGCTCAAATGGAACACCTGAAGTGGCTGTTCCATTGGAACACTTGGGGACCTACAGCGGGCATCCGCGCGGCTTCCGGGGCCGCCGCACTTTCACCACTCCGCCTCAGCATTGGGCTTCAGTTTCATCTGCTCGACCATCCGCAGGGTCTCCTCGATGAGGTCGAAGCGTTCTGCGGGGGAGAGCAGGGAGTCGCTGTAGTGCCGCAAGTCCCGCAAGGCCTGCTGCGCTCGGCGCACGTTCTCCGGGTCTGGGTCAATCTCTGGCGGCCCTGAGTTTTCCCTCGGGGTGCCGTCCTTGCCCATCGCCTTGAACGTGTGCGGGTGGTCCAGTTCCATCCACCTGTACAGCGTGGCGAGCTTGATGCCCAGCTCCGCCCCCATGTCACGGTAGGACTTCACGATGTCGTTCCCGGTCTTGTGCTTGCGTGCCTTGATGTAGAGGCGCAGGACGTTTCGCTTGTCTCCCTGCGTGTAGCCTTGGCCGTGCTTCAGGTTGGCTGCTGCGGCTTCCCATCCGGCCTCGGCTTTGGACATCGTGCGAACTGTGGCTTCTACGGCACTGTGGCCGCCGATGACAACAGCGGCCTCCGTTCGATGCCAGCCATCCAGCAGGTAGAGCACGCCCCCGACATCCGCAAGCGAGACAGGCGGGAACTTCACCCCTGCCTGCATTTCGTGGGCGTACTTCTTCGCCAGCGGCGGGAGTGGCCGAACCCGCGCCTGAAGCGAGGTATCCCGCATGATGGTTGTGGCGTCCACCACGCGGGAACTGTCGGAGACCTCCCAAGGCCAGTCAGTTCCGCGCTTGGGTTTCATGGTGGCGCACTCCGCGCGTTCCGTTCTTGTTCGCCCAGGTATTCGTGAGGGCACCGGGGAGGGTCGCGTTCGTCATCGCAAGCGCCTCGGCAAGCACATGCACCGGCACGGGGTAACTACCGAGTGCGTTGCGTAGCGCGTTGGCAAGCGTGCGGGTCTGCTGTCGTTCGGCGGTCAGGGCAGAGGCCGCGTGTGCCGCATCCTTCCAAGTCATCCGCGCGGGGACACATTCGGGGGCGTGCTCCGCCAGCTTCTTCAGCGCGGGCCAGGTTGGCAAGGGAACTGAAGATGCCGACATTGTCNNCGAGATGGGAGACACGTCCGTAAGTATGCGCACTGCGTGTGGCTCGGCTCCGGCAACAACAAGCGCCCAAGCGTCTTCTACGGTGCTCGCGTTACTGCGCATAGTTGGCTCCCTTCGTGGTGCTGACGTGGCCTGCTGCGGGGAACTGCTGGGCATGTTGGTCGAAGATGAGTTCGAGGACTTGGTTGTTACTGAGGTTGACGCCTTGTTCTGCCTTCAGCTTCCGTTGTGTCTGCTTCATGTGATCGAAAGCGCGGAGCGTGAAAGTCACCTGTCGGGTTACGGTGGGCGCGCCTGCGGGATTGCTGGTGGCGCTCGGGGTTGCGTTCGTCATTACGTG